ACTTACATGACTAACCTTTAAAGGGAGATAACAATGGCGTTTCAAGTCAGCCCAGGAATCAATGTTTCCGAAATTGATCTTACAACAACTGTTCCAGCACTTGCGACTACGGTCGGCGGTTTTGGTGGAGTATTTCGTTGGGGACCAGTCGGAAAGTTCGTTCTTGTAGATTCAGAAAATACACTCGCAAATCGCTTCGGTAAACCTACATCGGATAACTACGAAACGTTTTATACAGCAGCTAACTTCCTTTCTTATGGAAATGCTCTGTATGTTTCGCGTGCCGCTGCGACGACGGGGTTTGCAAATACTTTAACTTTTACTCTCGACTCAGACACTTCGCTTGCTTCGAACGGTGCAGCGCTCGGTCTTACAGTTGGTGATCTTGTACAAGGCGATGGCATTCCCGATGATACCTTCGTTACGGTTGCAAACAACACCGCTATCGCTCTTTCGAGAGCAGCTACTACAAGTTCTTCTACACTCCTTTCATTCTTTGCTAATAGTCGCGTTTTATCTGCTTATGCTGGTAACACAGCGACAGTCGTGGCATCGAACGTCGTAGTAAGAAACTCTGAAGAATTCGAAAATAAAGGTGCAGCAAATGCAACTTTCGCTGGAACAGAGTTTGTAGCTCGTTATCCTGGAGCGCTCGGCAATTCTCTCAAAGTTTCGATGTGTGATAGCGCAACGCAGTTTTCTGAAACGGTAGTATTTGAAACTAATACCACTTACGGCTCAACAACTGCAAATACATATGCTCTTGCAGATCTTACAAGTGCTACGATGTCGATCGCCGTAGGTAGCAACACTGCTAACGTCGTGTTTGTATGGTCGGGAGACGATTTCGCAGATCGCGTAGCAAATGCTGCGACAGCACGAACAGTTGGATCGAATGGCGTATCAGCTAACTTTATCTCTTTGGCAACTGCAAATACACTCTTTACGAATAATGACGCAGTATGGTATGCAAAGGGAGCTTCTTCGACTGCGAATAGCATTCAAGGTCTATCAGAAGGTACATCGTACTTTATTATCGCAGCTAATACTACTGGGTTTTCTCTGTCGCTTTCTTCTGGAGGATCTGCAGTTGCTATTTCGAATGGCGCAGCCAACTCGGTCGTATTCTTCACAAAACAATCAGCGACTGATCTTGGCCTTACTCTTGCAGAAGCTCGTCTGGCGGTCACAGCAGTAAAAGATAAGATTTCTGTCGGCGATTATATCGAAGTTGGTAATACAACGGTTGGCAAGCAGAATATGAGAGTCGTTTCAGAAGGTGCACAAACCGATGATGGTACAAACATCTTCTTTAACATCGTTTTCGATTCAACTTGGAACAAATCATCAAACGTTAGTAGCACTTCACTGAAACGCCAGTGGGAATACTTCAATGTTGTCGAGTCTGCACCAGGTATATCTTCATCAATGACAAACGCAGGTCGTACTATTACTGACGAAGTTTCAGTAGTTGTAGTTGACGAAGACGGTCTGATCAGCGGAACACCTGGTCAAGTTCTTGAAATCTACCAAAATCTTTCACGCGCAACAGATGCCAAGAAAGATGACGGTACAACGAACTACTATAAGACTGCAATCAACGACTTCTCACGTTGGGTTTGGGCTACAAACGATCGCGCCGGCGCTTCTTCGAATACGCTGTCAAACATTGCTAACTCGACCAACACGACAACTTATACGAAGTCATTCGTTCGAGGTGCAGATGGTGCGACAGAAAGTACAGTTTCGATGGCAGCTCTTGGTTCTGCCTATGATCTCTTTGCAGACGCAAGCACAGTCGATGTTTCTTTGATTCTTCAAGGAAAGGCAATCGGAACTCAAGATGTTCAGCTAGCTAACTATCTGATCGATAATATTGCAGAAGTTCGCAAGGATTGTGTAGTGTTCGTTTCTCCTGCATACTCTGACGTTGTAGGTATTAACGTAGAAAACCAACAAGCACAGAACGTTGTAGACTTTAGAAATCTTTTGCACAATACTTCATATGCATTCCTCGATTCTGGTTACAAATATCAGTATGACAAGTATGCGGACGTATATCGTTACATTCCTTTGAACGGCGATATTGCTGGTCTCACAGCTCGCAGTGATAACCTTAAAGATCCTTGGTTCTCTCCTGCTGGATTTACTCGCGGTCAAATCAAAAATCTTGTCAAGCTAGCATTTAGCCCTGGAAAAACTGAAAGAGATCTTCTGTATAAGAACGATGTCAATCCAATTGTCACTTTCCCGGGTCAAGGTACAATACTTTTCGGAGATAAGACTCTGCTTGGTCGTACTAGCGCATTCGATCGTATTAACGTACGTCGCTTGTTCATCGTTCTTGAGAAGGCCATTGCCACAGCTTCAAACTCTACTCTGTTCGAATTCAATGACGAATTCACAAGATCACAGTTTGTCAATTTAGTTGAACCATATCTTCGCGACGTACAAGGTCGCCGCGGAATCTTTGACTTCCGTGTGGTTTGCGACGAGACGAATAACACTGCTGAAGTAATCGACAGCAACCGCTTTGTTGGAGACATCTACATCAAGCCTGCTAAGTCTATCAACTTCATCCAGCTAAACTTCGTCGCTGTCAGATCTGGTGTCGAATTCACTGAAATCGCTGGCCAGTTCTAATAAATAAAATAAACCTAGGAGGAAAGTAAATGGCTTTTAATATCACTGAAATGAGAAGCCAACTAGCTTTTGGCGGTGCAAGACAAAACCTGTTCCAAGTGGATATTTTTAATCCTGCGAACAGTTCAGGGGATGCAAAAACAAGATTTATGTGTCAGGCAGCTCAACTGCCTGGCTCTGATCTTGGAGTCATTCCGGTGTTTTACTTCGGTCGTCAAATGAAGTTAGCTGGTGATAGAACATTCGCCGAATGGACAGTTACGATTATTAACGATGAAGACTTCTTGATTCGTAATGCCATGGAAGAATGGTCAAATAGAATCAATCGTCTACAACGTAACGTCAGAGAAATTGGTCCTGGATATAAGTCACAGGCCACAGTCACTCAATTCGGTAAAGATGGCACGAAGATCCGCACTTATGATTTTAACGGAATCTTCCCAAGCAATATCAGCCCAATCGAACTTGATTGGTCGACAACCGATCAAATCGAACTGTTTCAGGTAACGTTCCAATATGACTATTGGTCAGTTGGCCGTGTTGGTCAAACGGGTCGCGCCGGCGGTGATTAATAAGTAAAGGGTAGTCATTACCCTTTACTTTTTTTGTTATTTAAATTGGAGAACCCATGGCCGAGTTATTTGGTTTTGAAATTAAAAGAAAGCAAGATGAAAAAGCGCTTCTATCATTTGCTCCGAAACAGGATGATGATGGAGCGCTTGTTCTTGCTGAAGGTGGAGCTTACGGCCAATATGTTGATATGGAAGGTTCTATTCGAACCGAGTCAGAACTTGTTTCGACGTATAGAGAAATGGCTCAACATCCTGACATTGAGCTGGCAGTCGATGACATTATCAACGAAGCAGTTGTTATTGATCCAAAGAAAGAAGTTGTATCTTTAAACCTTGACGATTTAGAACAGCCAGACAAAGTCAAGAAACTTATTCTCGATGAGTTTAAAACTGTACTCGAACTTCTTGAATTTAATCAACATGCCTATGAGATCTTTCGGAAATGGTATGTCGACGGCAGAATATTCTATCACTTGATGATCGATGAGAAGAAGCCGAGAGAAGGAATTCAAGAACTACGTTATGTAGATCCTCGCAAGCTTCGTAAAGTCAAGACTCAGAAGAAAAGAAAAATTGCCAAAGATTCAAACGTCATTGTTCCGATGGCCGGAGAAGAGTTTTATATCTACAATGAAAACGGCTTTGGTAAAACTCCGAGTCAGCCGAATTATCAAGATCCTACTACACAAGGCATTAAGATCGCAGTCGACTCGATTGTGAATGTATCTTCTGGCCTTGTCAATGTCAAAGGTGACATGGTTCTCGGTTATCTGCAGAAGGCAATTAAGCCTCTCAATCAGCTAAAGGCGATGGAAGACTCATTGGTCATCTATCGTATCTCACGTGCCCCAGAGCGCCGTATCTTTTATATCGATGTCGGCAACCTACCGAAAATGAAAGCTGAGCAATATCTTCGTGATATTATGACTCGCTTTAAGAATAAGATTGTGTATGATGCTGGTACCGGAGAAATCCGTGACGATCGGAAGCATATGACCATGCTCGAAGATTTCTGGTTACCTCGTCGCGAAGGCGGTAAAGGTACAGAAATCACTACTCTTCCAGGTGGACAAAACCTTGGACAGATCGACGACATCGTTTATTTTCAACGTAAGCTTTATAAAGCTCTAAACGTTCCGATTTCTCGTCTTGATCCTGAACAAGCATTCAACTTTGGCCGAGCCACTGAAGTGACTCGCGACGAAGTCAAGTTTGCGAAATTCATTACGCGTCTTCGTACTCGATTCTCAGAAGTT